ATGGTGGAGTTCGCGGACCACATAAAGAGGTTCAAGGAACTAGGGGGTAAGCTGGCTGCCAGGAACTATGTTAATATGTCCAGCCTGGAGGAGGACCTCATTGAGAAGGTTCGGGACAGGATGCAGAACGACCCAGACATGCAGGTATCCTTCAAGGACCTCAAGGAGCTTTCAATAGCTAAGATCAACGCCAGTAGGGAAGCCCTAACAGCCAGGGGTGAAGCCACTACCATAGTGGAGGAGCGCAAGACATTCTCTGACGAGGACTACGCAAAGGAGATTGCCAAGGTCAAGGCTGCCCTGGCCAAAGAAGCTGAAGTGATTGACATAGAAGAGGATGCAGATGGATGAAGAAATTTTAGATAAAATAAAGGAAATACTTGGTGAATATTACCCTAATTACATGATTATAGTTCTGGATGAATCAGGTGAAGTTCAATCCGATTACACGACTGTTTCTGTAGCCAGAATGCTTATGCGAGAAGCTGCCCTGGACTTCAGGGACGACTCCGTGGAGGTCGTCTGGGACGACGAAGACGAATAATGTCTTTAATATTTACTGAGCATCCTATGCTGCCGTCGTTGACGGACGCAGAAATAGTAAAACTCTGGGACAAAAGCCCAGATTTACTCAAGAGCCTGCACAAGAAGCACGAAGAAAGAATCCAGGCCAGCATAGATGACCCCCTTAGATACGGGTTCGACCTAACTGGTTGGAGCAGAATTCACGATGCCTTGGATTCATCTGACGAAGCGCTAGTTCTCGGGGGGAACAGAAGTGGAAAGACCACTGGTTGCGCCAAGGTTGTCATGCAGGCGGTCCAGGAGAGCATGGACGGTCACATTGTATGCTTCAGCCAGAATGAAGACACGAGCATCAAGGTGCAGCAAGCTGCAGTTTGGGAAATGATGCCTAGGGAGTTCAAGAAAAAGACGAAGAGCATCGAGGGATACATCAACTACAGCATGCAGAATGGCTTCACGGCGAAGAGCTTCATCTTCCCTGACACTAGGACTAGGGTAGATTTTAAGACTTACACGCAGTTCAGCAACAACCAGACGATCCTGGAGGGTATGGAATTTGGGTTCAAGGACCCAAAGGGCATCAATATCGGAGCTTGGATGGATGAATACCTGGGGGACGCTGCCCTGGTGAACACCCTGCGTTTTAGATTGGCAACACGAAACAGCAAGATCCTTATTGGATTTACGCCTATTGACGGCTTCACTCCCTTCGTGGCTGAATACTTGGCTGGAGCGGAAGTAGAAGAAACTAGATACGCGGAGCTGCTAGACAGGGACCTTCCAGTCGTGCAGAGTTGCAGCGGTAGGGATGCCAAGATAGTATATCTGCACTCCGACGAGAACCCGTGGGGCGGTTACAAGAGAATCGCCAAGGACCTAGCTTCTCAGCCAGAAGAAGAAATAATGGTTCGTGCCTACGGAATACCCGTAAAGAGTATGACTTCCCTTATACCGATGTTCAGCACCTCCGTGAACGTAATTTCGGACGAGGAGAACCATCATGGCATAAAGTTCCCAGACATTACTGACAAGTCCAAGTTTACCTGTTACCAAGTCTTGGACCCTGCGGGTGCCAGGAATTTTGTAGCGATCTGGGCGGCGGTAAACGAAAAGGGGGAAGTTTACATTGCTCGCGAATGGCCAGACCGATACACCTACGGAGAGTGGGCTATTTTCGGGCAACCCAGGTGGAAATACGGGCCAGCAGCTAAGAAAATAGGGTTTGATATATCTTCTTACGTGGAGTTGTTCAAGGAAATAGAAAAAGAAATGCAGATCAATGTTTACGAGCGCGTAGGGGACAGCAGATACTTTGCCAGGGAGAATGAGAACAACGAGGATCTATTCAAGGTATTCTCTGACCACGGGATGGACTTCGTTCCTAGTAGCGGGGTAAATGAGGAAACAGGTATCACCGCCCTGGATGAATGGTTCAGCTACAACCCCAATGCAACAATTGACGCAGCAAATAAACCAACATGCTTCATTCATGAAGACTGCGGAAACTTGATAGATAGTATAATTAACTATAACTCGAGCGGAAAAAATGACGAAGCTCTCAAGGACTTTTTTGACGTGATGCGCTATTTGCGTATGATAAACTCTGGGGACGGACCAGATCACTATGATCCAAGGATGATAAGCACCCTGGGGTCCAGACATGGAGGATACTAATGCCGAAGATAAAACTAATACATATAGCCGAAGAAAAGGAAGTTTCTTTTGAGGAAGCCCTTGAAGTTGCAAATAAATGCCTGAGCAAGGAAATGCTTACTGGAAAGGGTAAGAACACCTGGGTCAACGAGGACGGGCAGCAGATCCTGGAGGGAGCCATTGAGATACCAGAGATATACCCCAAGCATTACTACGGGAGGGTAATAAGGCTAGCGCCGAACCCATCCTATGTCTATGCTTATATCGATGAGCTAAAGAAGTCAGTTCCGTGCGTAGTCCCCAGGAAGATGCAAGCTCAAATGATGTCCAAGAGAATAAGCATTGAAGAAATTAAAGACACCTCAGGGTCAACGTTCAGGCAGATAAAGACACAAATATTCTAGCATGTCGGAAGAGGAAGAAGACACATTGAACCAGGAATGGCTCGATTCTAATACGGATCGCTTGATCGCGTGGGAGATACTCAGGAGAACATTAACGCTAGATTGCAGGGAGATCCCGTCACAAAAATTATGTGATATGATAGGAGTGCCTAAAAACTACGTATTCAACGTCATAAAAAGAGCACAAAAAGTATGCATCAAGGAGCCTCGGAATCATTAACGTATTATAGTAAAACCCCAGACGTAGGGACATTGAAGAATGCTTACGATCAAACTGTGCTTGAGCTTGAGTCATACTTTGACCAGTGCCGCAATGCATACGATGAACGCAGGAACTTCTGGCCTGGTAAAAGTCGGGACCTGAGGAAGCATGGCGCGGATGCATTCCCGTGGGAAGGGGCAAGCGACATGGAGTCGCACGTCATAGAAGAAAGAATTAGTAGACTTGTAGCGCTGCTGACATCCAGCCTTTCGAGGGCCAACGTCAGAGCATTTCCTACCGAAGGTACGGATGCAGAGCGAGCCAAAATAGTATCCAGTTTCATGAAGTGGATGATTGGCAGTGGCTACATACCTAGGTTTCACCGCGAAATGGAGCTGGGCGCGAACTACTTGCTCGAGAGGGGCATACTAATAACCTATGTAGGATGGCTCATCGAAGACAGGAGAATTATACAAAAATTAAATTTAGAGCAAATCGTAGAGTCAGTCCCAGAGATTGGCATGCTCTTGGACCAGGGCGATGACGAAGAGGTAATGATAAGGCTGCAGGCAGCCTATGATGGCGTTACCGACAAGAGAGCAAAGCGGGCAGTTGCGGACCTTAGAAAATTTGGCTCAGCTGAGCTCCCAACAATTAAAAGAAGCGTTGATGCCCCCGAGGTAAGAACGCTATCCCCAGACGGGGACTTCTTCTTTCCTTCGCACGTTACTGACCCTCAGCGCAGTCCTTATTGTTTCTGGAGAACGTATTATACTCCCCAGGAACTAGAAAACAAAGTTATCACGGACGACTGGGACGAGAACTTCGTGGACACAATCATAAACAACTACGGCGGTATAGATCAGGACCTAAGCTCCGAGCAGGATCACAGGCGGGGAACGGGGCACATCAGCAGCTACGAATCCGATGAACTCATTGAAATCGTGCACTGCTACCAGAGGTTAGTCGATCCTGATGATGGAGCTGAAGGCATATATAGAACTATCTTTCACAAGGAATACAGCTCTTCAACCGAGCAAGATTACGCTAAGTTCGAGCTCATGAATGGCTACGACGACTACCCAGTAGTTGTTACTAGGCTCTCCGAGGAGAGCAAGCGCATGTATGACACAACCACTGTCCCTGACCTGCTTAGAGGAATACAGCATCAAGTAAAGGTAGAGAGAGACAGTAGAATAGACAGAAATAGTCTAGTTACGCTTCCGCCGATCATGCACCCCGTTAACCAGCCTCCAATGGACTGGGGCCCTGGCAGGTATGTCCCGCGCAGGCGCAAGGACGACTACGAATTCGCTGATGTCCCCGACGCTACTTCATTGCAGGGCAGCATAGACATGGAGAAGACGCAGTTGGACCAGGCGGACAGATTGCTAGGCTTGGACGAGGATAGTGAAATTTCCAAGATTCGAAAGCAGTTCATGGTGGATAAGTTCTTAAGGCACGGGGCTGAAGTTCTACGCATGTGCTTTACTTGCTTTCAGCGCTTCGGACCCGATTACGTGTTCTTCAGGGTAACTGGAGTTCCTGACCCTCAGGAGTTCAGCAAGGGAGACCCTAGCGAAAACTTTGATATCACAATTTCATTCGACAGCATCAACACTGACCCAGATACCCAAGAAGCGAAACTAAAGCAGCTTGTTGATCTGGTCAAATTAGACAGGAACGGAAGGATAAACGTAGATAATCTATTGATTGCCTACGCGAGTAGCATAGATCCAATCCTGGCGGATGTAATACTCCAGAAAACAGAAACAGCGGCAGAAGATGTCCAGAAAGACATCCTGGACGACCTTACCAAAATTCATGCTGGCATCGAAATGCCTGCTAGACCTAATGGGGGAGCAGCCGCTATGCCAATAATCCAAAACTACATGCAGCAACAGGACATTCAAATGAAGATGCAGCAGGACCAGGCATTCGCTCAAAGAATGCAAAAATACATGCAGCAATACACATTCCAGCAGCAGCAGCAAACTAATGCTACTGAATATGGCATTTATGGCACCGAGGCGGCATCAATGGGAGATGTTAAGACTCAAAGTATAGATCAGTAATATGAACTTACAAAAAAGTTTAGAAATGCTCCAGAACCACGAGACCTTCGCGGACCTGGTTCAAGAAATAGTAAGAATGCGCGAAGATTGCATTTCTGAATTGCATTCAGCGGATACAGACAAGCTCAGTCAAATATCTGGAAGAATCTTAGCATACGATGAAATTACTTCCCTGTGCGGAAAGGACATACTCCAACGGAGATTTCCTGAGGCTCGGTAGAGTAAAATTTTGTGCTATAATCACAACATCGCCATCGCTGGCGTAAAAAGCGTAAATTATGAGTGAAGTTAATGAAACGGCGTCCGCTGCAGCCGAACCAGAGCAAGCGAGCAATATGTCACCAGAAGATTTTATTAACCGAAGGGTCGGTCAGCTGACTCCAGAAGTTGAAGAATCTCCAGAACAAACCGAAGTAGAAGAATCTGCAGAAAGCTACAATCAGGAAACTGAAGTAAGTTCCGAAGAGGAAACCGAAGATGTAGAAACTGAAGAGGGCGATTCCCAGGAAGTTCAAGGCGGCGAAGAAGATGTTCTTTCTCAAATTGAATTAGATGATATGACCGATGAAGAGCTCCGCGAGCTTTCCGATAAACTGGGAAGTCGAGCAGTAGCTAGATTCGGTGAGCTAACCGCCAAGCGTAAAGCCGCAGAGGCTGAAGTTGAAAGACTTCGGTCCGAAATGGGCAACAAGTTGCAATCTGAAATTAAGGAGTCCGACAACCCTTACAACAATATAGACTCAATAGAAAAGCTGCAATCAGTGCAGCAAGAGATTGAGAATGTAGTTGAATGGGCGGAAGACCTTATCTTCGATAGCGATGGATACGGTCCTGACGACATACTTACTGAAGTTGATGGCAAGGAATTGACAAAATCCGAAGTAAGGAAGCACCTGCAGAACGCAAGGAAGGCCGACAAAAAATACATCCCAGCCCAGCTTAAAACTATTGAAAGGCGAAACTCTGCACTCTCCGCAAGGAAGACACTGCAGGATCAAGCAACCAAGGAGTTAAGTTGGATGAACGAGGAAAATGAAGTAAGCGAGAAATACAAGCAGATGCTCGATGACCCAAGGTTGAAAGATCTTGATAAATTCGACGCTGAAATTGCAGCTCAATTACCCTATTTGCTAGCTCATGCCGCTAACAGTATGTATTCCAGAAAGCCAATCGAGAATACCCCAGGAGCCAGGTCCTCTAGACTTAAGCCTCCATCGGGAAATCCTGGATCGGCGAAGACGGAGAAAAAAATATCAAAGGGCCTGAAGAACCTTCAGAGCGCGTCTAATCAATTCAAGGGGAGCGGAAAAAAAGATGACTTCATCAAAATGCGAACTCTCCAATTAAACCGATAATACAATATATAATAAACCATCATGGCAAACCTATCAAATACATACGAACCTACTCCCCACGTAACAACGGGTAGCGGTTCAGCCGTCTCTAACAGAGAAGATCTGTTGGACGTTTTAACTATCCTAGCCCCAGAGGAAACACCAGTTCTCTCTTCGGCTTCTAAGAAGAAGGCAAACTCAACTTACGTCGAGTGGACCGTCGATCAAATGGGCGCACCATCTACTGGTGGCATCAACGAAGGAACAGATGTAACTTTTGGTGCACAATCTGACAAGTTCGCTGGTCGTGCTCGTCTAGGTAACTACGTTCAAAAGTTCCGTCGCGACTTCATGGTTTCTGATCTTCAGGAAGCAGTTGATTCTGTTGGCCCCGCTAAAACTGCACAAGCAGAAGCAAAGGCTATCCGCGAACTAAAACGTGACGTAGAGGCTACTCTTATCTCTGACAACGAAATGTCGTTCGAGAATGGAAGCAACCCTTACGCTCTTCGCGGACTTGGCAAATGGATCGACAGTGCTGAACAGACAGTGAACCCTGTTCCTTCCGACTATCGCACAGATACTGCAAGCATCCACGATACTGGCGACTTCACAGAGGAGACCCTCAACGACCTAATCACAAGCATCTACAGAACTACTGGAGCCAGCGAGAGTCTTACTCTTGTTGCTGACACAGCCCTTAGACGCAAGATCACTGATTTCGCTCGTTATGCTCCTAACGTAAATGACAACACTGCAATCAGAAACGTTAACTACGAAGGTGGCAACGCTGAAATCAAGCTCTCTGTTGAGCTCTACCAAAGCGATCACGGTGTAGTTTCCGTTGTGAACATGAACCCTGACTGTGCTCCTGACACAACTAACAAGGACACAGGATACCTAATCAACCCCGAGTATTTCGGTGTAGCTGAGCTCATCCCAATGGGAAGCACTCGCCTACCTAACCTCGGTGCTGGTGAAAGAGGATACGTTGACTGCGCGTTGACATCCTTGGTAATGCACCCACAGGCTCACGGCAAGATCACAGCTATTGCTTAATTGAATTGACTAGGGTCGGGGGCGAAAGCCCCCACCCTTTTTTTTCTTTATGAATATTATTACCAAATTACCGACTTATTCCGACGGAGAAATCGACAGGGAATTCATGCGGGAAATAAAAAATGGCTTCAAGTTAGATGCAGCCAACGAAAAAAAGCGCACCGATATAGCGGTCAAAGAGGCCAAAGAGCACAAAGGAAAAACGCATCCAGTTTTAGGGAAGTGCGTAGCCACTATACCCGCTAGAGATTTCTTCAGATTAACCAAAAAATACGGGCACGACGCGGTGCACTCAAAGGAGTTCTTGAAATATTACAACAAGAAGTTCCCAGAGATGTCCCCAAATAAAATTTAAAATGTCACTTGAAACAAGAACCTACTCGGACCTCCTAAATCAGATAAAAGCTAAGTTCGGCGCAAGCGGACTGAGCACATCTGAAGAAGCAATGATCCTTCCCCTGGTTAACGCCAGGGCTTTCGGAGCATACCAGAGCAGCCAGAACTGGCCCAGGTATCTTGTTACTAGTGAACCTAGATCAGTTAACAATAGACAAGTTATAACTAGAACCGAAGATGGCTTAAATGTGTATGGAGCGGGGGCAGAGGGCGTAAACGGAATCTACGAAAACGTAGGAACCTATAACGGCTCCCCTGTCTACAGTTTAAAGCAATACTCGCCAAGCTACTACTTAAGGAATGACGCTGTATCTTTCTTTTTTAGACCAGGGGGCGGTAGATACCTGGCGGCGGGAGACAATATATACAGTGTAAGAAAAAATGCATCCAATGAATGGGAGCTTGTAGATGGATCAGGCTACGACGATCCAAGCGCTACGGTTCTTTATAAGAATGTTACTGGAGCTACGGCGGATCTCGGGTCATGGTCCACTCAGGATGGAGAACTTGATGCTCCTTCGGTTTTTGAGCTGGGAAATATATCCGAATACATGCGGGTGCACTTAACGCCTTCATTCGTGAATTCTTCATGCAGGGAGTTTGACTTTTTTGTAACATCCGAAGGAGGGCACGTCCTGAACTTGTATCCTTCTAATAGCTCAGTTGTCTATGTTACATACAAAAAGGATTTTTCTGAGTTCAGCGTGGACTCCACTGACATCCCCAGGGAGTGGTTCTATTTCATAGCTGGAGCAGTATATTCTGATATGCTCAGGATGCAGAATAGAAACGAGCAGGCTCAGACCGAAGAAGCCCTCGCCCAGAACTATCTCAACAGCGAAATGGAGAGAGTAAATAACATTAACAATAATAACCTAGTGCGAAGATTCAGCACGCACCTGTCAAGGCAGGGACGATAAAAATAACCTGCTATAATAACACCATGTCAAAATCACGAAATAATTCATTACAATTCTCCAGCGCGGGATCAACGGTGCTTGGCGATTCAGACGCTATAACGGGCGGAAGAATAGGAGCTATACAGGTTGTCACGGCAACCAGCTTCACAACCATCACCGCTGCGAACGTAGACCAGGGAAGTCAGGCTTTGACTGGCTCTTCCATCCCAGCTGGAACTGTTCTTTACGGAGAGTTCACGGATGTAACCGTAGGTACTGGCTTAGCAATTTGCCACAAATACTAGTAGCTATCATGGACCTTAGTCTATCAAACGGCTTGAAGCCTAGAACTTAAGTAGAGGTAAAGCTATGCCCAATAAAATTGTATCTAAAGATATTGACGATTTTCTCACGAAATCTACCAAGGAAGAGGCGGCTACATTTTTGGGTCTAGAAGACACAAAGGCTCAATGGGGTCAGATAACTGGAAACCTATCTAGCCAATCGGATTTGGTTTCCACATTAGCCCTAATGGGAAGCGCAAGTCAGCAAGTAACAAACACTGCGGCAATTGCCCTCAACACGGCTAAGGTTGGTGTCACGGACGACTCTGTAGCCGCTACTAGTGCTGTTACTGCTAACAGTGCCAAGATTGGAATTACTTCCGATGAACAAGATGCTATTCAAGATAACACTTCTGATATAGCAAGTCTTACAACTAGTAAAGCCAACATAGCATCTCCTAAATTTGATACTACTGCTGAAATAGGTGCTAACTATCCAGATGATGCAAAACTTTTAATGACTGACAACGGCACTACTGTTGGTAATAAAGGTGCTTTGGTAAAACAAAACAACAAGCTGTTTGTTGGTCCAGCTGAATACGCATCGCATAACTGGGTATTCCAGATTGAAACTGACGGAAAAAGAGTTTTAAAATCACCAGATAATGGTGGTATTAAATTTGGTAATTCAACTGGTATGCTTCTAGATTATTATCGGTTTGGCACATTTTCGCCAAAGCTAGAAAGTGGCGATGGAACTGTTGTTCAATCTGTATATCAAACTAGGCAGGCGAATTACGTTCGCATCGGTGACTTGGTGCAAGTAAACATATACATAAGCGTAACTCAGTTTGATACTGCTTGGAAAACATCTACCAAAGACTGGAGAATTACAGATTTGCCATATAGAGCTATCGGAAATCATAACATGGAAATTCGACCAATTCTTGGATGGCTAGACTTAGGAAATAATAACATTACTGGTTCTCTCCCAAGCGGTAACGATTATTTATGGGTTGAGCAGTTTATCGACGGAGGAACTACTGCTGGACAGGGAGGCAATACATCTAGGATAAATGGGAACAGCTTTGTCACTCATCCATTTAATTTTAGCACTGGAAGTTTTCGATTCGTCATAACGGGAAGTTACAAAACCAACGAAATATAATTTTATATCATGGAAGATATTATCTACAAATCTATAATCGGAACAGGAGGCTTTATAGCTACTATCGAATTGGCCCCAATTAACGAAGCACTTGGTTTCTGCGTAGGACTCGCGACTTTTATCTATATGGGAGCTTCCGCTATAAAAGTAATAAGAGATCTTAGAAAGAAGTAGTATGACACCAGAAATATTAGCAATGCTCGGAGGGGGAGTCAGTGGTTTCGTAATGAAGCTCATTGGGGCTCAGATGGACAATCAGGCTCGCCAGTTTGAGCGTNNTTAGGCAAACTGCCTTAGCCATTGTGGGTTTCTACTTTGGCTCATCTCAAATCAAATAAATGAATGAAATCTTGCAAATCATCGCATCCCTGTGGCCTGTGTCGATCGGTGTCGTTACGCTCATTATTGTGCTGGCTCGCATGCACTATAACATCGAAGCTCTTACGGAGAAAGTCAAAGTCCTGTTTGATTTCCACAATAAAAGAAAAGATTAAATAGTATGAGTTTATATGAAAACATAAACAAGCGAAAGAAAGCAGGGACCAGTCGCTCAAAATCCAAATCTACAATCTCTAGAAAGGCTTACAAAAATATGAAGGCTGGCTTCCCCAAGCGAAAGAAATGCAAGTAATGGGTCTTGAGGAGCGTAGAAGAATAAGAAAAAACCTGACGGTTGCCTCGATGAAAGAAAGGCTGAAGGCGTCAAGAGACCTTAAAGAGAAACAATGCGAAAAGTTCACAAAAGTAAAAAAGGAGGGCTTACAGCCGCAGGAAGGTCATACTTCAAGCGGAAGACGGGAGCAAACCTAAAGGCCCCAGTCACAGAATCTAGACCAACTGGCAAAAAAAAAGCTCGCAAGAAGTCATTCTGTGCTAGAATGTCTGGCGTAAAGGGACCAATGAAAGATTCTAAAGGAAGACCAACAAGAAAGGCTTTAGCCCTGAAGCGTTGGAAATGTTAAAGTTAACCGTATAATAAAATGAGTATTAAAAAGAAAATTACATCAAAGGCAACGCAAGTGCTTCAAAACGCACTAAAAGGCTACAAAAACTCTCGCATGACAGAAGGTCAAAGGCGCAGAGCGGAAGTGCAAAACGTTATCAATCCAAAGAACCCTGCTCTTTCCAGAATGAATGACGACGCTAAAAGGGAGTTCGGAAGAACTATTTTAAAATAATGTCTTTAAAAAAAGGTAGATCAGGCCTGATAAAAAAGGGCATAGGAGCCCTCAAGGGCAAACTAAGGGAAATCAGGAGCCGCAGGGACCCGTCGGGCAAGTTGTCCAGCATGGACAGGGCAGCCGAGTCATACAAACGCAAGGAGTTCCTATCCAGTTCGCCTAGGTATTCTGATGGTAGACCTATACCTCAGCTGAAGGAGCCTGGCAGCCTTAAGGGCCAACTGACCAGAGATCTCAAGAAGTTCTCCGACAAAAACCCCATCACTCCGCCCAGCCCAATAACCCAGAGGCCCCAGCTTCCCTCTGAGAATGTTTTCGGGCGCAAGCCAGTTCAATGATTGATCCATCCATAATTAAAGCTGCTCGGGCGGGAGTCAAGAGGGTAAAGAGGGAACAGGGTCGAGACAAAGAGCTGATCTCGGGAGAGTTTGATGTCCCACCCGAACTATCTAAACTTAAAAACAGGACAACGGAGAGCTTGCTACAAGAATACTCTGATATAATGAACCAACAAGCCAAACTTAACCAGTAAATAAAATCATGTCATTAAGAAAAAAGATAACTTCAGGATTAATCGGAGGTGCAAAAAAAGTACTCGAAACCGCCAGGTTAAAGAGAAAAACATACAAGCCCGCAACTCATACAACTGGCCCTAGCGGTAAGCCAAGAAAAATCACTGGCAGGCATGAAAAGGCTAAGGCGAGAACAGAAGCAGCAAAGAAAACTATTCAAAATAGGAGAACTGTAGGCAGAGTTAGAGCTGCTACTGCTACCGCTGGAGCGGTCGCTGGAGGCGTTGGATCATACGTAGCTGGAAGAAGATCTGGAGCTGGATCCAACAACAATCAAGGTGGCCCCGCCGCTGGAACCGATAAGCCGTCGAAGCCATCGAAGCCAAAGTTGCCCAACCCGCTCTCAATGCAAGGCAGAAGTGCTCACAATGAAAATGCAGTTATACGGGCTCGAGAAAAGGCTGCCAAAAAGCCACAAGAGCCAACAAGTTTAAAAGACGCATACGCGAACCTCAGTCCAGCCGCTAAAGCGGCCCTGGGATCCAAGAAGAATCCAGTAAAGAAAGCAATCAAAAAAGTCAAGGGGGCTACCAGGAAAGCAAAGGAAGTCGCGCCGAAAAAAAAGAAGTTGAAGAAAATAACTTATGCGGATGTTAGGGCTGGTCGAGCAACCGCAATGCAGCACACAAGATATCGCAATTCTCAAAAGAAGTAATGCGCATTGAACTGATAATCAATGTCAATATCCCACAGAACCCACAGGCTGAGGCTAGACGGAAGTCCCTCCGTAGATCAACTTCACAACGGTCGATACAGACTTACATTTAAATTAAAAAGCACTAATCCCAGTGAGGATTGGTATAACTCAAATAAGGACTCGATATTCGCAGAATACGGGTCACTTCAGAGCGATGCTTTTGACGGCAATGGCGCTGAGGCTCGAGTGGGAGAGGCATACTCCGACATGCTCCTCGTTAGTGCTTCCTCTAAGGGGGAAGGAGAAGATTATAGTATCACATTTGTATACGAAACGCTTACGTCTGCATTCGTAGTCGAGTCCGAAAATAAAATCGACTTTGATCTGAATGGGCTCAAGCGAGTAGTCAAAACGATTATAGCTAAGTCTGGAACCGCTTATTCAAATGCATTGGGGACTACCCCGCTTAGTAGTGACTCTGAATCATCAGACAACGAAGTAATACTAGCTAAGTCCGAAGACTATCAACTTAAATCTGAAGAAGGTGGCTTCAGACGCATAACAGAAACATACCTGGAAAAAGGTATAATCTCGGTTGATGTAAAAACTAAATACGGGGGCAACGCCGAAACTTCCGCAAACGACTTTCAGATTGCTGAAATTAAAGCAGTAGGATTGACGGCATCGGAAGCCCTTGCTGCCTCTTTATTGTCAGGATTTGCCGCCTTCGATACAGCGGAAGAGAACTCCCAGGGCCTATCTATCTTCGTATACAGATACACTAAGGGCTCGGGAGAAATATCCAGAACAACCTCTACCGAGGGTTTAATTACTAACGTAGTAATAACAAGCGTAAATGAAAAGCCCGATTCAACTGGTATTGGAGTTATAACCAAGACCGACGTCCAGGCCAGGGAAGACGCCCTAATTTATACTTATACTTTTTCATCTGGATCTGGAACGCTAGAAACGAAGACGAGTAGTAAATACAATAACCAGCTCACCATAACTACGGTAAGATCCTTGGATACCGTTCCATCGGTTCCATCTGGAGCTTATCAAGTTAGCGCCAGCAGCGAGTCAAGTGGGGCTTTTTTAATTCATACTCTTACGTATGCAGCTGGTAGTGGGCAGATAGGAATCTCAGAGGAATCGAGATACGATGACAAGCTCACCATAACTACGAAGACACACCTGAATGAAGTTCCTACAATGTCAGCCGCTACAATTAGCACTGATGTTAGGTCTGGGGACTACGGGCAGATATACGTCTACAAGTTTGCGTCTGGCAGTGGACGGATAGGTATCTCAACAGATTCAAGGTATGGCGGTACACTTACAATTACCACCTTAACACACCTGAACGAAGTCCCGTCTATGACATCAGCTGCTACAATTAGCACGGATGTCAAGTCTGGGGACTACGGGGATATATACACCTACAAGTTTGCATCGGGCAGTGGGCAGATAGGTATCTCAACGGATCAAAAATACAATAACAAGCTCACCATAACCACAAAGACATTCCTGAATGAAGTCCCGTCTATGTCAGCGACAACAATTGGGACGGAGGTTAGGTCTGGCGACTATGGGGACATCTACACCTATAAGTTTGCATCTGGTGCTGGACGGATAGGTGAGAATGAATCTAAAAAATACGACGACGTAATAACCGTAACAACCGTCAAGCATTTAAATGAAGCGGCAGAGACTTCGGGCACTATTATTTCTACGGACGAACAGGAGACTGAATTCGGGACCATTTTTAGCGCTACCTTTTATACTGGAGAAGGTCAGATCCAAGAAGACATCCAAAACCGTTATGATGATAATCTTACCATTACCACGGTAGCAAACATAAACAGCGAGCCCACCGTCCCTGCTGGTGCTTACTTAATGAAGAGTAGTGTCAGGGATACTGAATACGGCCCCATCACTAGCAAAACCTTCGCAGAAGGAGAAGGTAAAATTGAGGATAGTGACAGATCCAAAGTAATTTCGATTTCAAGTGGGCTCGACGGAGAAGTCCAGGAAATAAGGGAGAGGCACCTGAATCCACCTTCCGTTCCAGACAAGGGAACGGAATATGTTCTGGTTTCGGAAAGAAATACAGATGGTGACTTTGGCCAAATATCCGAATACACTTGGATTAAAGGATCTGGAATACTGCGTAAAAGCAAGGAAATTAGGTCCGATGGGAGTGAAGTTCACACATTTGCTTGCGCAGGAGCTTTTGATGTTGAAACGGATGGCGGAATGACTGGAGCTGCTGGAGAGGATTATTTCTTAGTATCTGAGGACGTTCAAGCTCAAGAGGGATACGAAATAACTACCTACAAATATTACACTCTTCCAGATAACTATGAAGTAACTTATGTTAAAAGTTTAAGGACCGCAGACAGAATAGACTTCGACTCGGACCTCGGGCCGCATATTGGCGAGGCTGGGAGCATGGATAGCTTCACAGGGACTAGTTCCGTGTCATTTAGCATCGATTTACCTGAAAACGCAGCGGTATCTGACCTTGAGCCGTCCGTGGTAATTGGAGAGTCCGTAAGGTGGACAGATGGAACTTTAACCGACAGGAATATGGTTTTCAGAAATGCTTATGCTGATTTTGGTGGGCAGGCTGAAACTGGGGGAGGGACCGAAATATACAGGGGGAAGGCTTACAAGGGATACAACGTAAATGTAACTGGTGACACTGTAAACCCATACACTGGCACGTTGACTGTAGGATTTGAAGTGCTCCCCTATATTTCGGTGGGAGGGGTCACTGTATATAAAACAACAAAAAGTGAAGTGACAGTAGCAAGTTAATGGCCCAGGACCCGCCAGTATTAGATTTTTTCCCCTCCAGGTTTTCGATAAGTCAAACTTATGGGAGGAATGAAGACTTAAATGATTCAGGGGCAAAAATAGAAAACTTGCACCCGTTTCAATTGATTAGCGTTGCAACAGACGCAATTACCATTGCTCCTGGAACCATAAATAACCATTACGCTGGCCCAGGTGGAGTAATAGATCACAATGTAGGAACTAGCTTGGATTACTTGGTTCTCGACGTGAACGCAGGCACCAACGGAGTTTCTAACGCGTCAATTGACATTCAAAGTAGTCCTCCTGACGGGTTTTCTTGGTCGAAGAATTCAGTTCCAGGGAGCTTTCAAGTTCTCCTGGCGGCATTCAGTGAAGGTGAGTTGTATCAAATAGTTAGAAACAATTTGTATGCTGACATAACGACTGCTCACACTAGTATCAAACAAAACATAAGCATTGGAGAATACGATTCAGATATATACTACCAATGGAGAGTTGTTGAAGTTTAGATGGCTAATTGGCACACCACCCAATATGCGGAGAGTGCATGGGCTTTGGCTGCAGCAGGCGAATGCTCCGCCCGAACAACCAGTCAGTCGGGGGCGAACGGCGCTACAATGGGCGAAGGGGGTGGGGTAACAACCTTCAGCAGTAGAGCTGTAAATAGCAACGGCGACGGCGTAGCAGGAACTACACGTCGAGAAGGAGGAAACAACTACTTCTCGACAACTCAAAACGCAACAACGAGTTCAAATGCAGCCGTAGACTACGGTGATTCCGATGACACTCCTAGCCCAAACACGGTCAACGCTGGGGTGAATGCGAACAATGAGTACGTAAGCTACAATAACGTATTAGAGGCTGGTAGCACTGCGGTCACCGAAGGCGGAAGCCCTGCGGTAGTAGGGACTAATAGTAACAAAGGGACTTTCAGCAAATATGTTCATAGTATAAAACATTATTTACGCCTGGGTGTGCCAGCCAAAAATAGTAGGCACACTAATGCAAATAGCGGTAAGTCGGTTGGTGGTACTACATACTCACCAGCAAATGGAAATGGAGGATCTACGGCGGGACGAACTACAAGTGGAGGTAATTACAATTCATTTGGTGGTACTACTGGAGGGAGACCTGCCCTGAATTCAACATATGCAACATATTTTAAAAGTAACACTGGTTTCTCCGACGGAGGAGACACTATGCAGTTGTCACTATCTAGCTATAGTTATAGCCGAGGAATTTTTGCAACCAGGCAGATCGAACAAGAAGGAAAGAACTCTACGATGGCGGCACAGTGGGACTACACGGCTGCGTATGGCGACTATACCTTTGTGTATTTTGAAGACTCCGATACTTATTACGGTACCAAGGTAGCCAGGATTACCTACGAGCCCGACAACTACGATTACGGACAACCTGCAAGTGTTGAAAACCCTTATGAAGGCGACGCAGTACCAACTGAAGAGAAGATAGAACTTCAGGACTCAAATGGTGAAAACAGTGATTTATCACCTGACGAAGAAACTGGTGATGTTGATGTCCCAGATGCTGAAGCTCCAGATGAAGACTCCCCAGATTGGGTTGCTCAGATTGGCAGTCAGATTGCGCCAGTATCTAACGTCAGCTACACTTTAACTAATTATACCAATGTGGGGTTCTCTTACGACACAAAAACAGCTCGAGGGGCCTATAGTTTTTCACCCGATGCTACATATAAGTCTACCGTCGTCGACTATGGAGACGGAGACGGATATGGAGACGACTACAACTACTGCGGAAACATTAATGTGACTCTGGAAAAATACGATATGTATGAATCAGATTCATCCGATACAGACGAAACTCGAAGCGGCAACTATTACAACACTTACGGACTTTCAATAGTATACAGCACAACCTATTACGCATTAGGTGGTCAGGTTGGGGTGAAAGGGCGTGAAGAAGTGGGTGGCGATGCTGGGTGGGGTACTATTGATGGGTCGGCATTAAGCTATGGAACAAGTGCTTCGGTCGGGCCCAGTAAATACGACAGACTAGTTATGTTCGCGGGTGCTGCCGAGGGAAATTCTAATGCCACCAGAATGGTTCTTGATGGACAGGGCTACAGAACTCGGCTTAAACCTAAATTAACAAAAACTATAACCTATTGGACCACTAGCTATAACAGTGAATCAAGATCCAGTATTGGATATTTTGGACTCGGTAACAGCGTGCGGATAAACGATATTTTTACGAGCAGTTATGAAACTCAAGTGTATAATGGAACGGAAAACCAAGATAATCAATACAATAGTTACAAAGAAGAAGTCTACCAAAGGTCGCATGGTGATCGTCTGGAGGCGAGCAGGGCAGCTTCAACACGAGATAGTTATGAGTATAATTACGATTATGTATTTTGGGGCGGGGAAGGTATGGTTACCATTACCAAAACACAGCTGGATTACAGTAATTACAGGACCATTTCAACAGTTCAGACCCGCGCCAGTCTTGAGGACGGTTACGGAGTAACCGAAAAGCAAACGGGATCTTTTGGCTTTAAGGGAGTTTATGCGGTGGGAGGTGAATATATTGAATTTTACAGCCAAAGCGCAATTAGTCCTAGACAGGTTAATGTGTTCAAAACGAACACTAATTTGGACCAGGGGGAGGATGCACTTACTCCTCCCGAATTAAAGTTTACTGAAGAATATTTAAAGTCTGATATATCTGAGGGGGAAACGATATGGACCTCCATAAGCACAAGGACGGACTCTTTTTGGTCAATACCTGGGTTCAGTCCTAGTATATCTAAGGCCAAATTTCATCCTATACTTGATACTGTTTCTATTCCAGGTTCATACGGAAGCGTTACCGTAGAGGGGGATAAAATTACTCAACTGAGAACCGTTCAACTCACGGTTCCGCGCACGTATAAAGTGGTTGATGATTCGGAGCAACCTCCAGCCACAGATACATTCACTGAAGTCTTTAGTTTTACTCAAACTTTAGGTAGAACTATAAGTAAGGCAGGGGGCCTACAATATTCCAATACTGGTTACGCTATTGCTGAGCCAGTTGTCCTGTCTCCAGGTCAGTTTCTACTTACAGGCCAATTATATCTCGGAGGCGGAATGGGATACGATGTTCCAGGGACGGCTAATGTGGGGCCTGGTCATGGATCTCTGATGAACGCAGATGGCACAACGGACTTGGGTTACGATGGCCTAAATCGGACAATTCAGCTTGACACTGGACCCATGCTTTACAAGAATCCAGAGGGAGCTCGCTATTCTCTGGGAGGCGATGGAGTTGAATATTTCTCTCGAGGCGTAGACCCATACCAAGATTATTATGAGTGCTAAAATTGCTACAGTTGTCGTTGGAACTTCATCTTACCTGGACCCTATGGAAGTTTCACTCAGGAGGGTTCTGAGCGCCACAAATGCCGTTGAAGACTGCGAGCATCTTTTAGTTGTTGTTACGGATGTTAAAAGCGCCGAAAGAGTTGAATCCATGTGCAGCCCGTTCAAGAACTTTAAAATAATTTCTTGTGATGTTAAGGAGGAAGGGGATCACTACGAGACAGACAGGCAGATACTAATAGCTACACTTCAGTCGTCGGGATTTAGTGCTGCCAGGCAGTGGGGCTGTGATTTTCTTTGGAGTGTTGAAGCTGACGTCCTGGTCCCGCCTAACGCGCTCAAGGTTTCAATGCAAATGCTTGAATTTGACGATGGATATTATGACGTTTCCTTTGTTACATACCCATCCCAAGGGGGAGGCAGCTTCTTGGGCGGGCACGGGGAATTCGACTCTCACATAAACGAAGACTTCCTTGATTCAGAAAGATCCATACCGAAGCGCTTAAAAAGCCTGAAGGAGGCTTGCCTTAAAATATTGAATTCTAATACCAAAGACAGAAAGAAGTTAAAGAAGGAGTCCAAAAGGTTATCCAGGATCAACGAAAAAATAAAACAATGCCCGCCCAAGGCAAACGTTTTTACTCTTAACGGAAAAAAATGGAGAAGGCGGGGATGGCTCGAGAATAGCCACCCTGGAATAGGTCGAGGTGCAGTATTACAGACCGACTGGACTGGCCTCGGATGCACGCTAATGAGCAAGAAAGCCACGAGCCTGGCTCACTTCGATGGATATGAGGGTAAAGGGACGCAGGATTTGTTTTTGAATTGGGAGAAATGGAAGCCAGAGGGACTTAATTTCTGCTGTATAACGCACATCGCTTGCGATCACATCATTAGGCATGGAAAAGATCTTGTTACATTAAAGTCATACCATGAGCCATTAGGGGAGACCAGGGGTCACCTTAGATACAAAAAAACCAAATTTAATAAGTTTATTTAAAGTAATAAACGTTCAATAATGAAAAGAGTTCTTATAACTGGAAGCGCTGGGTTTGTTGGGTCGCACACGACTGACTGGATACTAGATAAAACTGACTGGGAAGTAGTGGGAATTGACTCCTTCAGGCACCTCGGTGACGTTGAGCGGGTGAGCGCTAGACCAAGATACACAATGGTCTGCCATGACTTGAATGCTCCTATCTCCAAGAGGACTAAGGACAGGATTGGAAAGATAGATTATATTATCAATTGCGCGTCCATATCGCATGTAGATACATCTATTAGCGACCCTATTTACGTGTGGGAGTCTAACACTGCCCTAATTGGAAACATTCTAAAATACGCCAGAGAGCTGGACTCCCTCGAGAAGTTCATTCACTGCAGTACGGACGAGGTATTCGGAGCAGCCAACCAGGGCTACTCTCATCACGAGTGGGACGTCATTGCTCCCTCTAACCCTTACGCCGCATCAAAGGCGGCTCAGGACGCTCTGTGCTTCGCTTTCTGGCGCACTTACGGGGTTCCAGTCGCAGTGACGCACTGCATGAACATGATCGGCACCACCCAAGACCCAGAGAAATACCTGCCGAAGATTGTAAGCAGGGTTCTCAAAGGGGAGGTTGTTCCTGTTCACGGCCAACCAGACAAGATAGGGTCCAGGATGTATATTGATTGCAGGAACCTGGCCGACGCTTGGTTATTCATGCTGGAGGGCATTGACTTCAATGTCTACGGGGAGGACTGCGCCAAGATGACCAAGTTCAACATAGCTGGCCTGGATGAGATAACCAACCTTGAATTGGCACAGAAAATAGCGGATAAGATGAACCTGCCATTGAAATATGAATTAGTTGACTTTCATCAGACTAGACCTGGGCACGACCTGAGGTATGCCCTGGACAGTTCTAAGATCTATGAAGCTGGTTGGAGTCCCCCGATAGACCTAGATACAACCTTTGACGAGGTCATTAAGCACGTCAAATCCTTTAAAAGCTGGCAGGAGTAACCTGTCAGGACCAAATAATTAAATGTGATATAATAACCCTATGCAGCCACTTCAAAACGTAACAGATAATAAAGATAAAATGCAGCTCTTAGGGCAGGCACAAACCCAGACAAAAGATCAGCGCCTGGAGGGCCAGGAGCCTGGCTTGAAGGACAGATTCATTGATGGAACTATAGATTTTGGAATCGGGGGCTTGGACGCTGCAGAAGATGCTGTAAGCACGGGTTTTGACGGGTTCCTGGTGGACTCTGCAATAAAACTTGGGCAGAAGCACATACCTAAGATCCCAGGAATATCGAGGATACCAGGAGCAGCGAGACTTGCACCTTACTTGATGCGTAGCCCACAGGCGGCAGCAATAGGCGCAACGGCAGTAGGATCATACGGGCTTGGAAAAGCGTTTACTGAAGCTACTGGTCTCGACGATAAAGTCGCCAACATGATAGTAGGGAACAAGGACTACAGTGGGTCTGGAAATATTACAGGAGAGCAGCAGAAGCTAATGGACCAGGGCTTTAACCCTTACGAGCCCACCTACAATGAGCACCGCAGAGGCGCTCAATATACCGACAAGAGTGCCTCTAATATTAACGGATACGAGAGGTCGCCAGGCTACACTCGTTGGATAGAGATGGGTGGAACTGACGAGACTTACGCCCGCCGAAACGCAGGCTACAACGGGCGAGAGCAAACCCCTGAATTCAAGGCTCACGTAGCAGCTGGTGGAAACGAAGTTAGTTTCGCCGCTCAACCTCAGGGCCCTAGTGGAGGTCCCACAAATACAAATCAAGCCACTCCCATGCTTGATGATGTCATGCAGAACGGCATTGGACCATTCCAACCTGGCGCAATTGACATCGGAGCAAATCAGCCCAACCTCGCACAATCGGCTGTTCAAGCTGCCTCCAATCCAAACTTAGAAGCAGTTAAAGCTGCAGGGCAAGCTCCTCAGCCTAACTTGGGCGCGGTTGAGCAAGCACCTCCCGCTCAAATTCCTGGGGTTCCTCAACACGGAGACTTAGTGGGGTCATACCAAGATCGGGATGGCAGGAACGTTGGAATCTTTGAGGGTATGCCAATGCGCAACGAGCAGGGCGAACTAACATACATCGGCGACGATCAAGTAGCCGCGATGCAGGACAGGATGGACGCTCAGGGCGCTCCAGTTATATCTGGAGAGAAGGAAGGCAACCTGGTTCCGTTTATAGACAACATGGGCAACGTTCAATATGGCGACAAGCAAACAGCTAATGGGATGAACGCAATTGAAGCGGAATACCAGAGGGAGGATAAAGCGGCGCACCAAAGATTCTTACAATCCGACGCAGCTAAGCAAATGACAGCTAGGAGCCTGGAGAACGCCAGGGCAGATGTTGCTGCTCAGAACGCCCAGAGTCAGGCCAGGGAGGCCAGGATGAACGCTAGACCAGACTTCAACGAAGCTAGACCTGGTGTAACTAATAGTCTGGATGGTTTAACTTCGTCTCAAAGGCGCAGGATGTATCCTGACCCTGCGGACGCAGAAAGATCCAAGCGGGGCATCTTGCCAGACGGAACCAGCATGGAGGCAGATCGAAAAGCGAAAGAGCTTAAGATGAAGGAAACTCAGGCCCGTATAGATGCCTTGAAGGACAAAGACCCAAGCAAATACGAAGCCAATATCGATGTTGTTAACGGCCTAATACAGGGACCTCAGTTCGAAAATTTGGACGATGCGCAAAAGGCTAGAGTGAAAACCATTATGATGATGGAGCTCATGGGAATTGGAACCGAAGAAACCCAGTTCGAATTTGACGGCATTGTTTATCCTGAACCAGTTTCACCAGGCAATGGCAATGGCGATGGCTCCAGTAGTTCTGCATCAGAATAAATAAAATATGGACCCAGAAGAGGAACTCGTAGAAGATCCAGGGCTAACAGGATCTCAGATCGCTGGTTCGGCTGCAACTGAAATTGGCACCGCTGTAGGCGGAGAGCTAATCGCTGGGGTCGTTGGCAGAAAAAAGAAACTGGCGACAGCAGGAATTAGATTTGCATCTGGGGTGCTTGGTAGTTATCTCGCCCAAAAGGGCGTAGAGGACAGAGATGAACTGCAACTAGGAAGGCTGCTGGCAGCAGGTGCCGCCAATGCAATTCCCGTCAACGACAACGTCCTTCTTCCTTCTCCTGGCAAGACAGCACTCAAGGTTTCAGCTATAGCTGGTGCCGAGCGGGCTTACGCCGACAAGGTGGACCACGGAGAGGTTAATTTAGAAAATGTAGCTATTGCCGCTGGAACTGGTGGATTAGTTGGTGGAGGAATAGCTAAGGCCGACTCTAAATATATTAGCACCGCAAGAAAGTTAATAGGTAAGGACGCAGATAAGATCGACGAAATGATCGTGAAGGGCACTCTTACTGACTCAGATGTAGCTGATTCTCTTCGTGGAGTTCTATCCAGGAAGGCAACGGACAAGGAGATAAGAAGAACAAGGAACAGACTAGAGAGAGAGTTTCTCGCAAAGAAGCTCGCCGACACCGAGACCCCTATATTTAAAACTCTCATAAGGGCCAGGAACTATCTTCTTCCCGAAAAATCTGTAGGTAAGGGAGCCAGGGAAGGATACTTCAAATACAAGGATAACTTTGAGAGAGCTGAAGCTCTGTCCACCAGGTTGCAGGCAAGGGTGGATAAGGAGGTCCTGGACAATCCAGCAATAAGAGACGACGTAATAAACTACCTCGAAGGAGGTAAGATGTCCAACGCTCTGGCTGACTCTCAAATATCTGGCGACCTTCAGCAGGTCAGGGAAATTGAAATAAAGTCGATGGAAGAGCTTTATAGGTTGTTCGACGAAACGGACACCTTCAAGATTCTACCCCCCGAAGCCCAAGAAGTCGTTAAGGCCAGGATGGAGAAGGAGATATCCAGGGGCTACAGAATGTATGACACTAGATCCTACAGGGCTTTTTTTGACAAGAAGCACGGGAGCAGTGCCACTGAAGGACAAGCCAAGCGAATTGAATCTGAAGTCGTTGAAGAGGTCTATGACTCTTTGTATAGAAAGGCCGCCCAGGCAGGACAAGAGCTAGACGAAAAAGCTATATCTAAGTTAAGGAAGCAAGCCAACAAGCATGTAAAGCACCTCAGGTCACTGTTCGCTTCCGAGAAGCGCAGCTCAGCGCAGGAAATATTGGCGTCTCTCCCTGGCAGGTTTGAAATAATTTTAGATGGGCATATGCCTGGCCCGAAGGAAAGGGCCTTCCTGGGTGAAGTTAGCACCCCCATCGAGAAGGCTGGGATAAATACCAGATTCAGAGTAAGGGATAGCATCAAGCATGTAGCTCAGATAGAGGCGGATGCTTCGGTAGTAAGGGCACTGCAGGAGTCTGGCAATGTGAGCACCGAGAGCCTAAAGGGATATGTCCCGCTCAATCTAAAAACTGGGGGCGGAAAGAACGCCGCTGGAGAGCAACTTTATGTTCCTGCCGAGACCGAGCACGGTATAAGGAAGCTATACGAGTCCGAGTTTGCGGAGCAGTCAGCAGAGGGAAGCGCTGCAGTGCTTAGCCAGGTTTTTGGTAGCGCTGTAGCTCTATCCAAAGCAACTAAGGTCATTTACAACCCGCCATCCTACGTGGTGAATTTCTACGGAGGGGTAATGGCTATGGCCAGTAACAACGTGCACCCATTCCTGAACCCATTTACCAACAAGGGGAAAGTATTTGATTTCGATTTGTTGAGGAATTATGCCAGGGGGGCAAACTTAGCTGTGTCCGAAATGGGCTCCATATACAACGCCGCGACCAAGAGAACTTCCGCGAAGACCAGAGCTAACCTGGTTAAAGATATAAATGAGATGTATGAATACGGCATCGGTAATGCCAGCATAGCTACCAATGAAGTAGCGGCAGCAATTCAAAACGGGAAGCTGGGCAAGGTGACCGAAATGGCAACTAAGCCACTTGGAAAGCTATATAACATAACGGATACATCCACAAGATACGCTGTATGGATGGCCAACAGGAACTTTCTGGCTGGGAAGCTGGGCAAGAATGGCGTCAAGATGTCCGAAGAGCAAGTCAAGAGGATTGCAGCGAGCATCACTAACGACACTTATCAGAACTACAACAGAACCAGCAGGCTTGCTAAGCTTCTGTCTCGTAAGGGCGTTCTCCCTCCTTTCGTCACGTTCACCCTGGAGCTGTTCAGAAATACGACTAACCAGGTCAGGTTCGCAACGGAAATGATCAACGGAGACAAGTTCGCCAAGAGATTCGGTATCGAGCTTACTGATGCCGCCAGGAAGGAATTGGCTTCTGAGGGCAGAAAAAGACTTCTAGCTTTGGGAGCCGTGCTCGGCGTTTCTGCAGGGGCAGGTAGCTTCATTGGAAACTTCGGCGGTGTAACCGACGGAGAAACAATCGACGCAGAAAAGAAGGATGACTTTAGGTTCTTCTCCCCGAGTTATATTAGAAACAAAGATTTCGTTGCTACGTTCAACCCCAAGACAAAGCATGGAACCTTTGCCGCAACCAGTTATCTTTTTCCGCATACTACGATAACCCAAATGCTTGGCCCGATTATTGATACATTTAAGGCTGACGAAGGAGAATACGAAACCGAAAGAACACTAGCTGGTTTATTCGTGAACGAGTTCCTGGGAGAAGGCACATTCGTAAATCAGAATCTAATGCGAGCTATAGACAACCGCAAGGAGACTGGTAAAACCGTAAGTGATAAACCAGGCATGCAAGGGTTCATCGACAGAAGCACTTACTTCGTGATGGAAACCCTTAAACCAGGGGTAGCGAACGAATACGAAAAGTTGATGGATGCATACAAGGGCAGGGGCGACTTCTCTCCCGCGGAGATATGGATGCGCCAGGCTGGATTAAGGTTCTCAAAGATCGACATGACTCAGATGGCGGAGTTCAGGATACAAGACTTCACCAAGAGATACTCTTCGGCCAGAGGAAACTACACAACCAACCTGAAGTATAAGTCCGACGAGCTATCCCCACAAGAGATAGAACGGTCCTACCAGAATGCACTATCGGAAGCGTCCGCGGTATACAAGGATATCGAAGAGGCTTACAACAGGCTGGACAGCTTTGGATACAGCACCGAACAAAAAATCAAGATACTCAAGGGCGGAAACGTGAAGAGTGAAGACATTTATAGAATTGTAAACGGAATGGACTTTAAGCCGTTCAAACGGGGCCTAGCTCAATCCACAGGAGAACAATACAGGGAAATGGCCGCGGGCAAGAGTGACGCGGGTGTAAGAGATGAGATCAGAAAGCTCAGAAGAGGAAGCGCCTCCGAAAGATTGATGAGCAAGAGATTCGATAGAGAGCGCAACAGGATCGCTTTAGACGAGCGCAAGGGTAGAAGCGAGAGGGACAAACTGCTCATGAATATGGACGTAGTCACTCGCGCCGAAATGCTCATAGAGATGGGAGCGCACATAGACAGAAGACTATACAGGGAGATGGCCAGGAAGGGCGTCATAACAAAAGACGTCAGGATGTTAATCCGCAGGGCTAGGTAAAAAAAACCCCCCTCGCATTATGACCAATACGAGAGGGGCTGAGGATTAAACAGGGTCAAGAACTAACCCGCTCTTCGTCACCTAGGAGCTTACCTCGCATTATTTTTTAATGCATGGAGTAACACTTGTCAAGGAGTCCTCGTTATTTTTCTTGTTTTCTACTCTATCGATTAGCTCCTTGGCGAAATCTGTTAGTACTGGTCCGCAGTAGACTTCTTCTACTTCTTGGACAGGGGTGACTAACTTTCCGCGTGTGCTTTCAAAATACTTAATGCAACTTGTTATACTACTCATTTAATAAAACCTCCCGTATTGATTATAAAATTTAAAGTTCCCCATTAGGTCCCTTTCACCTTCTCTGTTCTTGCCGATCTTGTAAACCATATTCTTGTATTCACCTACAGTATCCTTGTAGCTAGCCTTGTTCATGTCCATGTGCTCTGGATACATCATAATTATGACGTCAGCGTCATTCTCAATGTCCCCAGAATCGCGTAGATGATAAACTTCCAGACCACCCTCCGAACGAGCCCCTTCTCGGTTGACCTGAGATAGCAGTATTACCGCTACATTGAGCTCAATCGCCATCTGCTTGACCTTGTGTGAGATGTCAGAGACACCAGCGGTCTTTCCGAACTTCTTTGCATCCCAAGGCACCAACTGCAGGTAGTCTATTATTATCAGCTTTATGCCGTGCTTCCGAACCATTGATCGAGCTTGAATCCTAAGGTCGTCAGCGTCACGCACACTGTGACTCGTGAAGATGTTCATCTTCTCTACAGCTTCACTGCTCTTTTGGATCTTCTTTTTTTGATCTTCAGTTATATATCCAGCCTTTATGCTCCTGGGGTTAACCCCCGACAGGGAGTGCATCATCCTCTTCAGGACCTGCTTCTGGGGCATCTCAAACGAAAATATGAGCACTGGTATGCCTTGATTTTCTACGGACCTACTGGCTATGTTCAAAGCCAACTGAGACTTCCCGCAAGAGGTAGGAGCCGCGATTACGCAAACCTCCCCCATTCCTATGCCTCCGTCGTGCAGTTTGTTGTCAAGGTGATCTATGTGCGTCTTGACCACGTCAGCTTCGTAGCTCCCATCGAGCATGCTTTCGAATTCATCCTGTATTTCGGCGAGTGCAGACTTAACGCTCTTGTCGCAATTGGACATATCATTAAGACCCAGGAGTAATGCCTCCACCTCAGAGGAAACCTGCTTGCTGTCCTTTACTTCAGATTGCATCTCTTCGACGTTTTCCTTGAACTGCCTGATCAGCTTACGAAGGTTGGACTTCTCTTTGATTATCTCGGCGCACATTTTAACCTGGACCAAGCCCGTCTTGTTAATGTGCTCCATCATGCCTGCGATTCCGCCGACTTCCTCCAGCATTCCGTCCCTCTTAAGTTCCTCGGACAGAGATATTTCATCCAGCTCATTACCAGATAATACAATCTGACGCATGCACTTAAATATGATTTGATTTTCTAACTTATAAAAATCTGATTCTTCTAGCATTGTTGCCACTTCATCAAACTTGCTTGCCCCTCCTGTAGTCACAAAACTAGATAAAAGGCATTCTTCTGCTTCACTGTTTCTCGGTGTCATTTTCTTTTTTTGTTGTTAGTCAAAAAAGGGGAGGAGGTATAACCCCCTCCCCAGAATCATTAAGCTGGAATCAGCTTAGAATGGAGCTTCAGTAGAGTCGCTAGCATCCCCAGCGATCGTGCCGTCTTTCTTCTTCTGGCTGACTTTGATGCTCAGGTATTTACCCTGTTTATCGCTGACCTTGCTCCATGCCGCGATGCTATACTCAACCCCATCTACATTGAGAGGGCCAGTAAAGCAAGGATGCTTGTCCGTCTCTTTGTATTTGTTTTTGAATATTGCTCCGCTGTTGGTGTTATCGTATTGGTTTGACATAATTAAAACAGATCCTCTGTCTTTTTGTTATTAGTGGTGGGTTTGTTTGATGCTTTTCCATGATCATTGGTTGCGTCAGCATCCTTTGAGTCATCTATAGCAAAAAGTCCATTGAGTGCATACTTGCGAGCGTAAGAACTAGCACTGCCAGTTATCTGCGCCAGGTCCATACCCTTCTTTGTTTCGGCGTGCTCGGCAAATCCGCTTGTGTTGATTGCGTCATCCGAGTCGTTGTCGAGAAGTCTAGCTACGGACTTCACAAAGACTCTTCCCTCCAGAGCAACCAGCTCGTCACCTATGACGATACTGCACTCCTGGATTAATAGTAAAGGCTTAAGAGCGGTAAGGATGTCTTCGCAGGATCGGTAGCTGTAATTACCGAAATTATTAGTCTGCCCCTTTGGGGCCTTCAAAGAGGATTGTATCCTCTGTAGTTTCTTACGTATATTTGTATTTACTTTAGTCATACTTTATTTTAGTTATTTCTTTTCTGAACAACTTGGATCTCTTATCTGAGTTGCTTGCATCCATGCTGACAACGTCTACACCCAGGTCAAGTAAAATTTTCAATTGTTCTTCATTTTTTTTCTGCTTGAATCTTTTCTGCAGTTGAGTTGCGCCGATAGGGTGCAGTAGTCCAGCTCTGCTGAACTCAATCCAGTCAGCCATTTTTCTTAGAGCCTCGGGCAAAGATACATCCGCGCTCCTGGCCGTGTATCGCTTCCATGCGTTCTCAACCTTGCCAAGGAACGCATTGCTCTGCCTGTGCAAAACTCCGCGTATCTCTCCGCTTAGATGGCAATGGTCAACAACGTTGTCATTCATCTCTGCTTGAGTGATCGGGCACTTCTTCGGCCCGTTTTCCTTCCTCCATTCGGAGAGTCTGCTTTGAGTTATGTATTTCATAATGTGGTAGGGAAGACAGGACTCGAACCTGTGGCCCTCGGTTTAGAAAACCGATGCTCTATCCAGCTGAGCTACTCCCCCCTTCGTTGCTATAAGTCATAAAGATCTTTGGGTAATTGACCCTTGTCAACCCTGTTTTTTGTCTCGTAAAGGCACATGGCATTCCAGATTACTGCTGACAGATGATCCTCCGCGCGGTCCCCTTCCATGAACTGCCACAGGTGCCTGTTGATGCTGTCCACGTATCTGGAGACGGGTATGCCCTTCTGCCAGTTGTTCCTGCCGTATTTCTCTGCGCCATCTTCAAAGCGCCTGGCGACAGCCCTGAGTGCGCTCACTGGCATCAGGCTTGGTATACCCTTGCCTCGCATCGCGTCTCTGACTGCTCCAGTGCTGAAGCTTGATTTGTTTCCTGAATCTGGTAGTTTCATATTTGTTCTATTGATATTATTTTTCCTCCTCCGCCTCGCTTGAAAACGCAATTCCCCGAGGAGTCTGGTAGTTTTTTAAGGATTAGTTTAACCGCGTCGTTCTTGGATCTGGCCCATTTAAAAGTTGATCCGATGTAACCTTCTGGCATGTCGAATCTGCTATACTTTATCAAGTATTGATTCACGGATTTAGGTAATGGATAACGAAGCCCTTGCCCGCGTTCACGCATGCAACATTGAAGTCAATCCATTCTTCGGCTTCTTCATGCGTCATTCCGTCGTCCGTAAAGACTTCTACCATTTTAAAGTAATCATAGACGGCGTAACCGAACTGATCCATGCCAGTAATGCACTTCTCCAGTCCGTGAAATATAATCGCTTCATCAGCTAGATCAAAAAGGTTCCCCTCGCCTGATTCTTTTTCCCTGTCGCCATTGTAAGCATCTTCGTTGCTATAATTTATTCTGTACATTTTTCCAATATTTTTCTGTTGATTGTTTTTTCCATCCGTTCGGCCCCCCGTTGTGAATTCGGGCTACGTCTTCCGCCGTTACGGCTCTTCCTAGGCGCTCATAAGTAGCGTATCTAGCCATGTAAGCAAGAAATATATCTATGCTCGTATCTCTGCAGAAGGCATCTTCGTGCTTCCAGTCTTCTCCAGCGTATTCAGCGGCATCCTGGACGTATCCTGCGTGCATCTGAAGGCAACCATAGGCTTTACCCCCGTCCCCGACGGCTAGGTCGTCTCCAGAGCTTTCTACCTGTATTAAAATTAGTATAAGGCTTAGTATCGTCATTACATTCTGGTTCTCCAATATAGTTTACTGCAGAGCTTGGCGATTTCTATACCCTCGAGGATCTGCTCGGGCTCCCATACCTTGTGGTAATGCTCTTTCGTGTCGCAATCAATGCAGATTGATATGCATCCAGGAATGTAGGACATTTTGGCTCGCTTAGAGAGCATCCATGCTTCAATTGCCAGTTGATGAAGGTCCTTGGGGTAGAACTTTCCCCTGCCCTTGCAGTTTGCTCTGCACTTGTAGTCCGCCAGGAACGCTTCACCAGAGGCATCCTTGCCTATGAAGTCAACACTGCCGACAATCTTGATTGTTCCTTCACCCAGCATGTGCTCTACGGCTACTGGGGTTACGTCGTTATCAATATACCAATCGATGAAGGGACGAGCCCAGCCATCCCAAGGCGTTTTATCCGATGGCAGTCTGGCATCCATGTCCGCCAGGACGAAGTCCTCTATGCGCTTGTGCACGGACGTTCCAAATTCGGACGAAGGTATCTGCTTCCCGTCGACTGGGCTTTCCCTCGTTCCATAGGTCAAGTCCGCGATACCTCTCCAGTGCATGTGAGGCATCTCTCTTGCCAATTCGGTGATCTTCATCGGCTTATAGATACTGTCAAGGAATGGGTCCTTGATGATACCTAGAACAGTTGTGACTGAGGGCCACGCCCCCTTTACCTTCTTTGCCTGTGCTGGAGTTGCTACGTCCTCTAGGAAGACGGGGTTACCTTTGTTGTATTTGTAGAAGTGCGACATATCTTATTTAGTTTGGTGTGTTGGATTTTAAGCAGATCTGATCTGCGAATCATTGAGATGAGGTCATCCCTGTTCCTTCTTGTGTATCCCTTGTATAGGGCATCTGAGGCGGTTGCAACACTTTTATTCGTGTCGCAAAGTTCCTCAGCTAAATTTTGCAGGTGCTTAGTTCTAACTATCAAGTAATGATCAATGCATTCGAAGGCTATAAAATCCTGCTTCCCGTATAGCCATCCTTTGTCCCCTGTATTGTTCTTAAATTCCAGCCATATAATATCTTGGGACTTGTCCCCTGTCCTGCTCTTCCGCTTCATTGCCTTGACGTCTATGCTACCAGCAGAGCACACCCAGTCGATGTGCATGTATTGCTCGGCTAGGGTTGCGGGTCTAGCCCCTGGGTATCTCTCCTCTAGGAGCTCACCGAACGACGCCTCCGTATTCTGTCCTTCCATCCAGGATTCCGTTCCTACCCAGTCCTGGTATGTCTGACCCTTTTGTCCTCGCATCAAAGCTCGTCCTCTTCTATGCAGTCCAGGACGTAATTAAATATATATTGTATGTCGTCTACATCGAGGTCTTCCTCTATGGGAAAGTTGAGGACTTCCCCCTTAACTATGTGACTAACAACCAAGTAGCAACAGGGAAAATATTTATACGTTATCGATATCTTCCTAGATATCATTTGCTCAACGCACTGCTTGACTGTGCGCTTGTGCATCTCCCTGTTAATTCTGGTTGTGTATACATCGCCAGTTGCCAACTGCGATACCATCTTCTCCTGAATGCTGTCGCCCAATATGACTGACACCATTGCGTCGGGTTCTAAAAGGCTAGCCCCCCCTCCTGGATATACGTGGGTTTTTTCCATGCCCAAAAAAAAGCACCTTAAGTATTGGTTGTCAATACCTAAGGCACTCGGTTTTTATATTGCTATTGTAACTCTGATCCTGCAAGCATCATTAGTATAAGTAGAGTCAATATAGCTACATTAATCAGGTCGCACAACAGCTTGCTAAGCATCGACGCCCTTCTGCAGTCCTAGGTTCACGAAGACCTTGTCCAACTCTAGCATGAATAGCCGTTGCCTTTCTAGACTGTCTTCCATCGGCATGTCATTAGGTGCATTCCAGTCCGTCAGGAACCCGTCGTCCGTGAAGTGCGCTAGGACGTCGTCGTGCGTGATCGCGGTGTATTGCCCGTCAGTCTGCGCTAGCATGCGGACTGAGCCTTCCTCCTTGAGGAGTCGATTGACTTCACTGAAGTAAGTGAATGGTTCTTCTTCGGGTAGATCTAGTTCTTCTATGATTTCGGTTATATTTTTCATTGTTTCCTTTCTGTTATAGTTCTGCGGTGAAACTGCATTGACCTTCTTCTTTTATGCAGTCTCTAATGCGCCTGCCCATGAGCAGGTCGGCATACTCCGAGACTTCGTGATCGGCGACTGAATGCTTCTTGAGCCACTCTTTATTGTAGAAGTCAGTGCCCTCAAAGCACGCTTTCACTTTATCGACGTCGATGGCATCTTCGATGCGCTTGATCTCTGCTTCAACGTCGGGCAATTGCTCATCGTCGAAGTAGTATTCCAAGTATTCTGGCTGATAACCCTCAGAGCCGAACCTGTCGGCGCAGTTGGAGTCCTGAACTGCGAACCAGAATTTACCTTCTATGTCTCCACTGTAGTATCTACCCATTGGTTCCTCCTTCCATTGATTGCACCATAGGGAGAAGGCATTCCTCTACCGCTTGATCTACAGCATTAATGATGTATCCCCATGCGTCGTCGTCGTTATGAAAATAATCAACGACTTCATTCCATTGGTCATCGGTTGAACTTATCTTCATTCCCAGTCGGGCTGTAATAGTTTCGTCGAGTGTATCTCGGCTGAAAACTATGATGTGGTCTTTATGTGTATCGTTCATTTGTTCCTTTCTGTTTTTTAATAGCGTCGCAGAATGCGTTGCTTAGGTGCTCGTCGGGCGATACGTATTCGTATGGCTCGGGCTTTGGCTCAAGGGCGTATCTGATCTCCGAGTGAATGCAACTGTAGATCGTGTCGTCCAGATTACTGGGCACGTCGTCGTCGCTCCACTCGGGGAAGTGCATCTCATATTTAGATAGCACCTCGCGGACTTCGTCCATCACCATGTTAGTGATGTCGTCGATGCACTCTTCTTTATGTTCTCCTTCTGGCATCATACCTCTTCCTCCATTAGTTGTTCTCCTGCTAGATCCTTTATGCATCGCAGGTCTTCTCTCGTTAATGACGACAGGGGTATCGCCCTGTATTCGTCGGCGGTATCCGTCAAGACTTGAACCGATTGTAGGTCGACGTCTTCTATCTCGACCTCGTCCCACTTCTCAACGCAATTCTTGTCGTCCCCGTAGGTGGAAGTGCACTCGCAGTGATTCAGCCTCCACGAGACTTCCGTCGTAGCAATGCAGTCCCTGCCTCTCAACTCTAGTTCTACTTCTATTATGCTCCTCATTCGAAGATCCTCCTTTCTACGTCCTTGCATGATTGTTTCCAAGCCTCCCAAGAGACTAGACCATTCGTCCAATTCTCGGGTTGCTCTTCTATCTTCGACACCTGCTCGCAATATTTTTCAATTGCCGACAGGATCACTACTTGATTCAGCGGTGAACCGAAGTCCATCGCGCTAGTTACTTTTTCTATGTTTGTTTTCATGATTCGTATTCCTTTGTTCCCATTTGAAAGCCGAAAGCGTAATCGGCACTTCGTTCGTCTTTATTCGAATATGGCGACTTGTAGTTGTCCCCATGCATGCCGTCTGTATAGCCAGTATTGTAGGCGGTCATTGAAAGGATCATTATGTCCTGCGCCATCGGCGACAACTCCTTCACCAGTGCTTCTATCCGCACCAGTCTCTCGTAGTAATCGTGCGGTTCTGTTTCGTCGAGTGCCGACTGCACCTCTATGTCCAATTTGGCGATTGTCGCCCTGAGCATTGTCTCCTTCATACTGTCACCTCCTCTTCGAACATCTCTACAATGTGAATTGTCCCGTCTAGGACTTTATCCGCCAGCCATTCCCTTCGGTCGGCGTAGGTCATCGACTGGATCTCGTCACGATCCTGTTCGTCTATAGAGAAGCTACTCATGTCTACTGTGTATACCTTCATACGTCCACCTCCTCTGTGTTGTATCCGTTCTCCTTCAGTAGCTCAATGACCCCGCTCGACAAGGCAAACACCCCGTCGTAATCGGTGACATTCTTGCCCTCGAACCAGAGACCGCCCTCGGCGTGCCACTCATTGCCCCCAGTTTCTTCGTCGAAGATCTCGAACCAGCCGTAGTCATGGCTTCTGATTCCAATAGTGCAGTTGAGCTGAACCTCTGTCTCTTCTCTTATTACTCCAAACGAGTTCTCAAGTGTGAGATGCTCGGTAGTGATCTTGTTGTATGTCTTCTGTTTTTCTTTTTGCATAATAAATTTGGGTCTCCCGTCTCGGTCTCCCCTCTCTGTCGTTGATGATTGCTGGCGCACAGAAAAACCCTAGCCAGAATTACTGACTAGGGTTCGCTGTTATCTATTCCAAGTTTCCTTGATTGTGCACCAGATGATGGCTTGCGCTTCGTATCCCTTGAGCTCGTAAGCTCGGGCGAGTTCTACAGTTACCGCTTCAATTCGGCGATATTGTGCAGATGTGCAACTCTCGGCGGTTGGCGTGATGCCTTGCTCGGGTCGAGTCAAGCAAGCTCGGATGTGCCACTTGTCCGCCGTGATGTGATCGGGAGAAAGCAACCCGACATTCATGGCAAAGGCGTGCGTCTTCGGTGACT